AGCTTGTGGCGGTTCCACTTGACTTCAACACCGTTGTTAACGGCACGCGTACCATTCAGACTATCCAACTGGTCGAACGGGCCGATGTTAATGACTTTGAAAAGATTGTTGATCGACGCCGAGGTTTGGGTCGTGACCGAGTGACCTGAAAGGCCGGTCGTTGCGTTGGCCGCAGAAACAGCCAGCATCACGTTTTGGCCGATGGTGTCAACGTTACCCGCTGAAGTATCGCATCGCACGTAATAGGTCTGGTTCGGGTCAAAGCATACATCAGCGCGGCCCGGTTGACCTGAGACGAGAATTTTATTCGTCTGGAAGGTCAGCGGTCGGCCTGCCGTGGTGTAAACCGCAAGGACGACGCCGTAACCCGGATGGGTCGGGTCCATGCCAGCGGATGCCGGAACAATAACACCGTTGACAAGGGCAACTGCGTCACCTTTGGCAAGCGTTTGGTTTGCGCCGTCCGTGTTGGCTTGGCACGGATATTGACGTACCCAATCTGCAACAGGCTGGCGAGAGGGTGTGAACCCGCAAAGATTAGCCATTTGATCTCCTTAAGCCTTCCGGCTTGTGATTGTTATATCCCCGTGCATTTCTGCACCTTGTTCGCCCAACTCTTTTTTGGTACTTGCCTTCAGGCCAGCGACGAGCCTTGCAGACTTTTGATTCATGTATTCATCGCGACTTTGCGCCAGTTCCTCAGGCATATACATGAGAACGGCATCGCGTTTTTCGTGCGTCGAGGTCAGGTCTTCCCCTTCTTCGAGGCGCGGTTTTGAAGATTTGGCATCGTCGGATTTTTTATCGACGTATGACCAGCCTTCGGCTTGCTTCTTAGCTAAATTGTCGGGGTCTTTGTGTACCCAGCGATAGCGTTTGTCCGGGTCCTTATCGAGAACGTCGGTTACTGCTGCTGGTTTCCAAGACGCGGAACCTTTCTTAAGGTTTGCGCCTGCTCCGGGCGTGGGCCCTCTTTTAACGTCGTCCATTATTTGCTGCCTTTCGTTGATTCAATCTGTCTACGGTAAGCTTCAATATGCTCAGCGTCAGATTTACCGGGGCCTGCAAACTTTGTACGAACAGCGATCTCTTGCTGTTTTGGCGTTACAGTAACTCTGGCTGATTTTCTTGGCATTGTCAAATTGCCCCCCATGACAGTTTGTGACGTGGTGCGCTTGACGCCCATTTTTTGATCCACGAAAGAGGTGATCTGTTGAACAGTTGCTCCCGGGTTCTTGGTAACAAACTGATCGGCCAATAGCGCAGCTTTTACGTAGTCTGGATCAGGGAATCGCGGGTCTGGGTTGACTGACCACGGCCTAATCAACTCGCCGCGCTCATCAGTTTCATCGGACCACGCCTGAATGTATTGAGCATCTTGCGGGGTGAGTTCACCTGCCTGCTGCGCTTCCTGCGCAAGCTGACGCGCGTTTTGCGCTGGCTGGTTCTGGCGGACTTCTTCTTTTTGCGGTTGCTTTGCATAGTGCGCGATCAGGTCGGTCTGGGCCTTGGTGAAGGCTTTAATATCGCCTGATTCAAATGCTGCCTGAACCTTTGCTTCCAGTTCAGATACTTTCTCGGCGGCTTTTTCTGACTGAATGTGACCAACCACCTGACCAACATTCTGGCGAAGCTCGTCAATCAATGCTGATTGCTGGGCAGCGATATCGCGATATTGCCGGACAGACGTTTCATTTGTTTTGGTCTGGCGGTAGAGATAATTAATCCGGTCCTGAATTTCCTTCGCTTTATCCTCAGGAACACCGGAAAGGTCTACCGGGTCGTAACCATTTGGTTTCGCTTCCTGCGGTGAATTGTCTTGTACCTGCCCTGTTACTGCTTCCTGAATTTCTGTCTCTGCGCTCATGCTGCCTCCTTGATAACGGCTAAAATATCTGCGTCCTGACAAATGAATAACGTCCCGTCATCGGCGGAGCCGTCTGGTTTGTAAGTCGCATCAAGCCACGCGCCGGAATGTTTTCCGAACGCGACCTTATCGCCTACATGCATTGTCTGGACGTAACCTTGATTTGGAACCTCAACCCAACCGGCAGTTTCGCCGAGGGCAATGATCGTTCCAATGTTCGCGGAATGACGCTTTGCGTCTGGTAAGATAATTCCGCCTTTTGTTTCTTGTTTAATCTCACGCTTAATCAGTACGCGACCGAACTTAGGCATATACTCCATTGTTTCTCCGTTTGCTTAATGCTTCTAGGAGACTTCTTGCGTCTCCGTACCCGCCCAATCCCATCTGGGAAAGGAACGAATTCTCAATCGGGGAAATGTCGCTCAGATCGCTATCAACGTTCCCCGAATCGTCGATGAGTTTTCTATTGATCTGATTGCGGAAAAATTCTTCTTCTTGCGGGCCTACGCCACCGCCGTAGACGGCTTGTGTGGCAAGGTTGGATGTCTGTTGTTCTGGGGCGAGGGAGCCGAATGCGGAAAGCGATGAAGGCATTTCCATCTGTGCGTCACGCGATGGAGAGAACGGGGCCGGGCCGGAGGGGGTATTGGTTTCTTGTTCTTGAGGGAAGGCTGAGTCACCAACCGACTGGGCAATGGAATTACCGGCAAATTTTCCAAACGCCCCACCGATTAAAGAGGAGCCGGTGGCAGGACCGACCACGTTAGACGCGACACGTCCGATAGTGGAGTTGGCGAGAGAGTTTGTAAAAGCGTTTGAAGCTCCGGCCTTTGCCAAGGTTCCGGTAATTGTTGGGGTAATCGCGTTACTGATCGCGTTTCCGGCAAAACCAGTCGCGCCACCAAGAAGGGCACCCTTTAAACCACCGCCGCTTACTGCGCCGCCCAACGCACCGCCGATAACGCCGCCAATTCCGGGCGCAACAATGTTTCCAATAATTGGGGCAGCGATGCCTGCGACCTTTTTAAGTCCTTTGCTCATGGAGAAATTCTAGCACCACGAAATGTCATATTCTCAGGGGGTGTCTGGTAGTTACGTTAAATCATCTTCATGGATGTATAACGTGCCGATGGGTTTAAGCTCTGAAAAAAGCCCGTTCCATCCGCGCCTGCCAAGAACGCAAACATGCCTTACGCCCTCTTCGCGCATGGTCTGTTTAAAAAACGCCACAAGCTGTTTTTTCCAAGCGATGATTTTCTCTCCGCCCAGTAAGACTATGTGAATTGCGTCCGGGTATTTTTGCAGGTACATCGCGCCCACTACGCGGTCTGTTTCCATGCTGAACAGCGTTCCGCCGCCAGCTTCGGCTTCATGAAGGACGTCTTGAAGGGTGTAATCAGAATCGCCCTTAATGATGGCGTTATTCAGGTGAACAAGGGCTTCCCGAGGAATGTCTTCAGGGCTTCTCTTTACCACTGAGAGCGTCAAACCACTCAAAGAACTCCGCCCGCGCTGCCGTCCGGTACGCCTCCTCCAGATTGCTGGGGAAGCGGGATTGAGGGGGAACCGGGCATCTCTTGCGCAACTCCTCCAGCATCCATACCGTCACCGGATCGCGCAGCCAGAGGTGGAGTTGGGAGCCCGTTGGGCGGGGATGGCGGGATGATTCCTTTGAGTTGGCCATAAAGATAAGATTGGTGCTTTTGCTGGTGTTTTAAAAGAGCTTCTTGTTGCTCAGGGTCCAACTCTACACCCGTAGCGGCGATTTCCCCAAAGAATTCCTCCATCTTGGCAAGGTGGTCCAAATGGTTCTGGGTCGGGAATACGTCAAATAACGGGCGCGCCTCTTTGGGTTGGAGGAAAAACATGTTTTCAACGTACTGGTCGTCAAAATTTTCAATCTGCGGGGCCGGGGGGACAAGGGAATCCACGTCTTCCACGTCCATCGCCTCTAAAACACGTCGGTTAGCCGCGTCAATAACCTCCGGTCTGGCCTGATTGACGGGGTTTTGAAGAACCAGTTGCCATTCTGCCTGCGCACGCTGGACTTTTTGCATCTGCGTGGCGTATTTCGGGTCGAAAACCGGCTGGATGAGCATGTCATCCACGTAATCCGCCCGTGTAATCGCTTCAGGCTCCCCGTTAACGACATAATAATCCACCAGCGGGAGGTATTTCTGGTTAATACGGTAAATCTTCTGAAGCTCTTCCGAGAAAGAGTTGGCAAGGCGCATCTGAACCGAGGAAAACTGCTCCAAGGCTTGTTCGATTTGGGCCAAAACCGTGGTCGGCTGGGCGGTCTGCGCTTCGATTGATCCTGTTGTCGCTTCCGTGACGGCTCCAAGACGCTGGGCCCGCTGGTCGATGGCTTCCATAAGCTGCATCAGCGCGGCGTTCGGCCCCGGAAACTTCATCATCATGATGGAGTTGGTCAGGTCACCCACCGAGGCAGGGATTTTTCGCAGGCGGCCCAATACAGCGCGGATGTCGTCGCCTTCCAGACCTAATTGTTCGGAGACGAACCCTGACATATTACCGTCATTGGCAAGGGTCGCGGCATCCATCGATTGGCGGAGCATAATATTGGCGGCGGAGTTCAGGTCACCGATTTTATGACCTAAGCCCAAGCCATAGAACCCGTCAGGATTCTCGGCGTACTTGTAATGGGTGAAGTACTGGATTTGCTCGTAGTCTTTTAACGGGTTGCCCTCCTGGTCGGCTTCATAACCAATGGTCAGGCGCAGAAGTTTTTGAGACGCGGCGCATAACGTGGCGATATACGGGCGGTAATCGCCGGTTCCCTCCAGATCAAAATAGGCGTGCTGCTCCAGTAAAACAGCTTGGGCGTCCCGGCGAAGCGGCGTGTTGTCAGAGGGAGTGATTCCCTGCACGTCATTGACACGAAGGTTATACTCCTCGTCGATATTGGTGGTTCCGGGCTTGGCAGGCTGGATAAAGAATTTGTCCCGAACCAGATTTTCCGTAGTGCCGACGGTGGAGTAAATAATATGCGTCTTGCGGCGCAGGTCTTCGACACGAACCGGCCCGACATGATAATTAACCACCAAATCTGTGGGGCGGACGTTATCGACCTGAAATCTCTTTTTACTTTGCGAGAAATACGTCTTGGTGAAGAAAGACCCGTGAACCGCCACCCCTAAAAACAAGGCGTCTTTGTCCTGTCTGAAGCCCCGGTCCTGATACCCCAGTTGGTAGGACATGTGTCTGCCTATCCGCTCCGCCCGTTCTTCAAGCTTTTTACGGTCGTCAACGTTCTTTCGCATCGGAATGGCGGAAATGAACGTATCATTGGGGAAGAAAATCTTGTAGGTGCGCGACTGGAACTGGTCGCAGCTTTCCGTAAGAATAGGAATACTTTCGGTTGCACCCCATGACCGTTCCGGGTCTTGCGTTTCCGAGGCGTCCTTTTGCATGTATAGGGATAACCAGAAGGCGTGGTCTGCCATCCAGTCGGTTCTGGATTTTTGATCCTCGTCGAACCCTTCCCAGACTTCCTTTTCAAGACGGGAAATTGTCTCCTCGTCCAGTCCTTCCAAAAGGTTGTACCCTTCGGCAGCGTTTTGGATGCGTCCGGCCAGTTCAGCCTGGCTAAGACCAACGACAACCTGTTCTTCGAAGTCGTTCTGAGGGGGGGTTAACGCAATTTCCTGCGCAGCTTCGTTAAGAAGTTGGTCCTTTTTGAACTGATCCAAAGCATTTCCTCATAGGTTTGCGGCTTAAGTTTAGCCTTTAATTTGCCGCTTCGCAAATCGCCCAGATACTTGTGCTTGAGGATAAATGGCACCATTCCGTCCCCTAAAGCCTCGAATTTAAAGCCGGGGTCGTTAATCAACTGGTTGAACTCCTCGAACTGGGCGATCAACTGTGGTTCGGAGTAAAAGTGCTTCTTTGCCGCAGATAATGGGTGGTTCCAGCCAATGGACATCTCTAGATATTTTGGCTGGCCCATCGTGTCCCGTTCGTCAAGATTCGGTTTATCAGGGAAACAAAGGTCATATCCGTACAGCTTCATCCTGCTAAAGCCCATGTGCTTGAGAACGAACAGGCCTCTGGTGGCTGTCGCTGATCCGCCGGAGATAACCGCATCGGGCTGTTTGTTGGTTAATTCGTGTTCTCCTGCCCCCACTGAAGCGTGATACCCCCATACCGTACACCCGTTGGCTAAAAGCTTCATGGTTACCTTAGGGTTCACTTGGGAGGCAACAAACCAGATCGTGTCCTTGTCTGGCTCTGAAACAAAATCCTCCACATGCGGGCGCGGGTCGAGAAGAATCGTGGCCCACGGCTTAATCCCGACCGATTTCAAGCGGTCGAGGGCATGCTTGACCGCGACGATCTTTTTGCCAGCCTGATAATCCGGGAGAACATCCTCCGGCACCATTTGCGGGCCAGCGGATACGAAGACGATTTGCTCGTCTGTGGGGGAGCAGGGACGAATCCAGTTCTTGATTAGCTTTTGGTTCTCCTCGATATGGGCGCGGATTTCCTCGTCTGGGATAGCATTCTTGGTCTGGATAACAATATTTGATCCGTTTGAGGGCTTGACGTGTCTTTCGGTCATTTTTGTTTTTGCTACAGGTCCTTTGTGGTGGGTGGACCATTTACCCATCGGAGAATGGGGCCAGATGTCCATGCCCGGTTTGCCTTCGGTGAGGTTAGTCCACTCTTTGTGCCCTAGCTGCTCTCTCACACGATCCCAAATCCATGAATCATGCCATTCTTTCTCGTTAAAAATCTGGTCGGTCTCGTACTCATCTACCATCCGGCTTATTACCTCATCACCGCCGTTTTCCAGATCAAAGGCTAACCATCCACACTCGCTATGCGGCCAGTCCTTGCGGCCCAGATAGGCAACGGCGTCCCCTTCTTTTGGTAGGCACTCCCTGATTTCATTCATCGTAACGGTGCGGTTCGTAACTACATCGGCATCCATCCACACAAGGTAACGCGCGCAGGGCTCGTTATTGGCCTTGGCGGCTTGTAGGGCCTTATAAGCGCGGTTAATCGCGAAGACTTTATGGCAAAACCTTACGGCTTGCTTACGATAATTCGTGGGGTCGTCCTTGTCTTTGTTCCGAGCAACAAAATCTGCGTGATCCCTTTCCCAGCCTATGGCGATGGCGTCTTGGGCGCGGATCATCTTCTCAATCTGGGTGTGCAAAAGATCGTCGTCTAATGCAATCAAAAGGGGAATTTCCTGCGGCCAGTGACGGACAAAGGATTCAATCATCGCCTTTCCGTAAACTTCGAACATGTTGTTAGGGAAGGTTGTAATAACTGCAATGCTCATTGAATCTCCATAATTGCGTATCCGAAGGTGGGGGAGTTAATCACACGGGTAACCTTGCAATCTCTGGTCAGTGCGTATTCCTCGAAAGCCCTGCGCACGTCCGGTAGCTGAATGTCGTGGAACAAAAGGTATTTCGTAGCCATTGGTCCATAGAGAAGGGCGTCATTCCTGACGTTATTATAACTATGACCAGCATCAATCAGCACAACATCATAACGACCGTTTGCGGCGCACGCCGTGACCGGATCGTTACTATCCCCCAACACCTCGTTTATGACGTGACCTTGGCTGCGTAGTTCGGCCAGAATCTTGTCCCTATGAGGAGTCGTGTGCTTTTCCCCGAAGTCTACGTAGGTAATTTGGGAATTTGGCAAAAGCGCGTGCGATAATACGTAAAGCGAATTACCCTCCGCCGTCCCGACTTCGAGATACGACGAACACCCTTCAATCAGGTGGTAAATACA